ATAAATGGAAAGATGCTAACCAAGGATGGGAAGAAAATGAAAACCTTCAAAATCAACTAACTAGTCTAGTTTTTAACTCCATGACTCTAATAGAACAAGATGAAAAAGAAATGAACAAAATTGTTCGCGCAATTAGTAAAAATACATATATTACACAAGAAATTAAGCAAGAATATACATAATTATTTTCTATATTTTTTGCATATTTTTCCACTTCATTTATCAAATACTTTAATTGTTCTTTAATTTGCACTAGATTTTCCATATCATTTATCTAGTTATAATTTTACATTTATTTTATACATTTTATTTAAGTATTCCAATTAAATACAATAAAAAAATAAATTATTTTATTTAATTAATTAACTTACAATTATCTAATATCTCTAGCTACTTATGGTGCCTTCTTGACAACCTTCTTCTTAATAATCTTCTTCTTTGGAGCTTCCTCTACAACTGCAGCTACCTCTTGCTTCACATCCTCTTCACCATCCGAATCAGCGACTTCAGTTGTATTTACATGCTCATCTTCAGCCTCCTCATCATCATCCTCATTTACCTTTTGAGATTCCATTCTTGCCTTATCTTCACTACTCAAGAAGATATGACACTTACCCTTCATTGTCTCTCTAGGCTTTACTACACCTTGTAGTAGCTTCCATGTAACACCGAACTTACCATTTGCAAACCAAAGACCACCACACTGTATAACAACTGCGACATGGGATCCCTTTGCAATCAAGTCCTTAGGAGTAATAGATCTTCCATCTGGATCTGGGAAAATTGCTTGCTGATCTAGATTATATAGCTCTGTCTTCCACTCACCCTCCCAATAAGGAATCTTTACCTTAAGAGTAGGTGATCGTGTAGTATCAGGCTCAAGTGTGTTCTTGTCCTTAGGATACTTCAACATTGGAGTCCATAGAGCATCAATCGCATCCTCGCTCATCTTTGCCTTACCAAACCACTCCTTTGCATTTGCAATTGCATCTGTCTTTAGCTTCTTTTCAAGATCAATCATATTATTCAAGAAATTTGTAGTATCTTCCTTAGCATATTCCTCACTAGGGAACTGTAGTGCCATATCATATGAAACACGACCAGTCTTATCATCCACAAACTCGTTGATTCCCCAAGTCAACATAAGTGGAGTAGAAATATAAGTTGCTGTATTACTAGCAGCATTCAAAATACCAACACTCTTACCACCCCTGGCATCCACCTTGGGCTTGGAGTATTTAATATCAGAAGAAGGGGTAAAATCAACACCGGAAAGAATAGTCTTAGAACTCATTGCCATTGTATATAGTTTAATATATGAGCCATTCTTTAAATCAATTTTTTTTTTAATAAATAAGAAATTAAATTAAATTCAGTTCTACCTACATAAATGTAACGGCTTTTATTTTTCGATTTATTTTTTTTGAATAAATAAAAATTTAGGAAAAACGATTATAGAAAATAATGGATAGATATAAATAATATTAACTCATAAGAGGTAATATAATGATGATGATGAAGAGAGAAAATAATGAATAAATAGGATATAAATAAAAATTATTAATATATATTAATGACAAAGAAAAACCATGCAAATACCGATATTTTGAAGGAAATAGTATTTGAAAATATATCGAATACGCAAAAAAAATTCAAAATAAAAGATGATGAGTTTAAAATTCTTAAAATGGAAGATTATGAACTATTAAAAACACACCAGTTTAAAGTAAGCCAATTAAAAGAACTATGTAATCATTACCAATTAAAAAAAACAGGAAATAAAGATGAACTACTTAATAAATTATATAATTTTTTAAAGTTTTCTCTCTACGCTATAAAAATTCAGAAAGTTATTAGAGGGATTTTTTGTAAACGATTCATGAAATTTGGCGGTAAAGCTTATATGAAGAGAAATTTATGCGTAAATGATACTGATTTTGCAACATTAGAAAATATAAAGGAAATTCCATTTAATCAATTTTTTAGTTGGGAACAAAGTGACTGTATTTATGGCTGTGATATTATGTCTTTTTACGGTTTAGTTAACAAAAGGAATTATATAGGTCAACAATCAAAAGAAGTAATGAATCCTTACAATAGAGAGAAAATAGATGAAAATACAATGAATCAATTTAAACAATATTTAAAATTAGGAAGGATCAATAAAATAGATCAAATAAAAGAAATAATAGAAGAACCAATCGATCCACAAAAAAAATTAGAAATGAAAATTGTAGAATTATTTCAATTTATTAATGAATTAGGTAATTATTCCGATTCTACTTGGTTCACTAATTTAAATCTACATAGACTTGTCATTTTTATTAGAGAACTATACGATATTTGGAATTATCGAGCCCAATTATCTCCCACCATGATGAGAGAAATTGTGCCTCCACATGGCAATCCTTTTTTAGGACTTCAAATGAATTTGGCCCAACACCAAAATGAAGAATATTTAAGAAAAAGTGCTGTCAGAATAATGGATTATATGGTCAAATCTGGACATACTAACGATAATCGTTCTTTAGGCGCTTATTATGTTTTAGCCGCCTTAACTTTAGTAAGCGATGAAGCTAGAAATTCTCTCCCATGGTTATATCAATCCGTTGCTTATAATAATTCTTAAAAAAATAGGTTCGTATAAAACAAATATATTTAGGAATTATTTATGACTGTATCCAATCATAAATAATATATATATTGCGTAAAAACACTTAAAAAGATATGTCTAAGTAGTGTATAATGGCAAGAACTAAGAATTCCACCACTGCTACTCCTGCAAAGGCCGCTAAGGCTACCAAGAAGACTGAGACTGTTGAGGCTGCTCCCGCTCCTGTAGCTGAGGAGACTGCTGCTCCTGTTGAGGCAACTGTTTCTGTATTTGATCAATTCTCTGAGTTTATGGCTAAGCTTCAAGCTGTTAGTGCTCAAATGTCCTCCCTTCGAACTGAGTTCCGTTCTCTTGAGCGTCAAGTCAGCAAGGACCTTAAGGCTGCTGCTAAGGTTAACCAAAAGCGCAAGAGAAAGTCCGGAAACCGTGCTCCTTCCGGTTTTGTTAAGCCTACTCTTATTTCCAACGAGCTTGCTGCCTTCCTAGGAAAGCCTGAGGGAACTGAGATGGCCCGCACTGAGGTCACTCGTGAGATTAATGCTTACATCCGTCAACACAGCCTTCAAGATAAGGAGAATGGTCGCAAGATCATCCCTGATGCTAAGCTTAAGGGTCTTCTTAAGCTAAAGAAGGGTGACGAGCTTACTTACTTCAACCTTCAAAAGTATATGTCTCCTCACTTTGCCAAGGCTGCTGACAAGTCTGCAACTGCATAAATAAAAAAATTAATTGTTAATTAATTTAATATAATTTTAATTAACAAATATAAAATCTTCCTTTTCCAATATAGTTTTTAAATTACTTATGTTAATTGGAGTATTAATTATTTTGGTTTTTAAACAATTTTTTAATTCAGGAACATCATCCAAATTAAATAATTTAGATATTTCTCTTACTTCTTCAGTATTTATATAATCAGTGGTTTCTTCTAACCAAGTAACAAAGTTATTCTTATGTTCTTTCGATCTTCTGAATTTTTTAAAGTATTTTAATGTTTTATGTAAATCATTATTATTATTACTATTATAGTCTGTTCCTGATATTACACATATGTTTTTAAAATCTGTAAAACTCATATCTAATTCAATTAATATATCTTTCATTTCATATAATACTACTGTCTTATTTAATAAACTTAAATATCTTAATACTCTTTTACACCCATATACAAACATATCCATATCTTCACTTAAACAGGCATAGGCTATATTTTTATTTACTAGCTTCGCACATAATTTATCTGCTTCACCAGGAGCATCAATATACGAAACCCCTAGAGATTGTATTAACATTTTAACATTTATTATATCCGTATGATGTAATCTTATGAATTCTTTTTTTAATTGCACCAATTCTTCTTCTATTTTTTCCTTTTGATCTCCCTCTTCATTTATTAATTGATTTTGTAATTCATTATATTTTTTTTCTGCTTTTTTCTTATTGTCTTTTCTCTCTTTTAATAATTGTTCCTTTTCTTTTGGAGGCTTTCCATCAAATACAAATAAAGGAATGATATTATATAATCTCAATATACTTATCATTAAAAACATATTTTCTAACAAAGCCTCCTCACCTAAGTATCTATACATATAAATACTTGTATCAATAACCACCTTTTTACCCGACAATTCATATAAACTAATTTTTTTTATTGAATCTTTACAATTATCTTGTAAAAATCTATTTAAATATTTGATTCCCATATTACCTCTTTTACATTCCTATTTTATCTTTCAATTTTAATTTTATTTAATTTAAAATTGAACTAATTAATTACTTATTTTAACATATAAGTAAATGAGCTATTCGCAACGACAATTGTTAATTAACGAAATGGAAGGCTGTCATGTTACTATAGATTTTGATGAATGTTCAAAAGCATGGAGAGAAAATAAAAATATATTAAAAAATGGAATGTTTTCCTATAAGAAAGAAAAAAGAAACTGCTGTCATATTGATGATGACAATGGAAAAAAATGTAAAAAAAAAAGAATCATTAATACTGACTATTGTGAAAAACATTATTAGTTCATAAATATTATATTCATATCTAAATAAGACATTTTTAATGAATCATCTAATTTCGCATGCTTATCTTTCATAGCTTTCTCCATTTGCTTTATATTCTTCTTTATAAACACATTTTTTTTACAATTACCTACTAATTCAATATACTTATCTAAATTTCCAGGCGTCTTTTTAAACATTAAAATAATATTATTATTTTTGTTACACCATAATAAAAAATTGGCAAAATTATTTATTAATATTCCTGTAATAATATAATAACTAAATACCGAAGATTTTTCCCCATAAAGATGATTACATATTTGAATATTTTCCTCCTTTTTTTCCGTTATTAATTTATAATTTAAATCCTGGAATTTTAATATTTTTAACATCTGATATAAAGAATGAAATGCCTCTATTTTCATATTCAAATAAAATTGGGTTTTAAAATATTTATTTTTGGGTTCTAATTTATCTGACACAGAAAAATAACTATAAAACATAGTATTTATTATTCTTGCCCATGTCTCACAATAACTTTCATATAAATTAAACTCTACATTTACATTAAAATGCTCTTTCAACTTTCTATTCGTTAACGATAAATTCATATCTGAAAAATCTAACCCAAAATTATGAAATGTTTCATGTATAAATACTTTAAACCATTCTTCCTTTCTATATAATACTATTTCTGTATTTTCTTTACAACCTGTAGTATAACCCGTATTAACATGTTCTGTCGATAAAGTAATTAATTGATTATTTGGCAATTTTTTTGCAAATGGAGTTAGATAAACATACAAATCTAATTGCTTGGAGCAAGACTGAATAGAGAAATGATCAATAATATACATCCACATATAAATCATATTAATTTTATTTCTAATGTGCATTAAATCCTCGTGTTTAAGTTCATGAAATAATATAAAATTAATGTTAATTTTTCTTCCTTTAATTTGACAAGTAAAATTTACATTATATAAGGAATTATCATTAATGTAGGTTTGAATTTCTTTGGGAAAATAGTAACTATCATTCATAGTAGATTTTGGGATATCTGATATTTTTGTTATTTTTGTTATGTTATATTTAAAACAATTAGACTTTTTTCGCTTTTTTACAAAATTTTCTGATTCTACTAACAAATCATAAAAATGATCTAATATTATATCTATATCTTTCATATGAAAATAATTATCATTAAGCTCTGTGGAAAATAACTCCATTTATATTATAATTAGAGTTATTTTTAATTATTTTTTATATTCATTTATTAATTTACTTCTTACCAACATCATTGTATCACTGGATTTTGGAGGAGCCGTTCCCTGGAAATGCATTAGTTTTGCTTTATGTGTATTTAATAAAATAGATTTCATTTCCTCATTTTGAAAAAACTTGGCTTCTAATGCCTTTTCTAAAGCTTGTTCATCTTTTCCTCCAAAGAAACTAGGATCGATTTTTATATCTTTTGACCTCAAAGCTTCTCCTTTATGTTTACCTGTTTTTGATCCAGCTGCTTTAGCTAACAATATATCTTTTGATATATTAGATTTACTATCCAAAGAAAATAATAAATAAAATTCAGGATTAGTATCTTTGAATTTGGCAGCATTAATATAATGTTCTACCGAATACCATTTATGACCATCTAATTCAAATTCACTTGGATAATCATTATCTAGTTTTTTTCTCCAATCTGCAATTTCTACTAATTTGGCAAATTCTTTTTCTTTGCCAAAGGGTATCATTTCTCCTTTCCCTTTTCCAGGCAAAGGCTTATTATTTGATTTTATATAATATTGAAATACTATATCCTTATCGTATAAATTATTTGACTCTTCAATTATTTCTACTTCATCAGGCTCAATTATACCCAAATCACTATTAAATTTTTGAAATTGAGGAATTATTTTAAATGCACCTGTTTCTCCTCTTAAACAATTTTCGGATATTAATAATTTAATTTTATAAGGTATTTGAGGGAAATTAAATATTTTATGATTCATATAAGTAATTAATTTATAATGATTTCCTGTATAATCTGCTAATATATAATATTGGGGCTCAAATACTCCTTCCTCTTTCATTATATTATCTATAATTTGTCCACATACTAACACATTTTTTTTATCTCCTTCTTTCCATGATTCACTACTAAATAATATAAATTTTATATTTAATATTCTCTCCATTGTTGAAATAGCCCAATCATCGGCCCAAAATTCACATGTCTTTATTACTTTTTTAAAATCCTCTACTGAATTTACCTTTTTCATTATTTTAAATTCCGATAATAAGTCTTTTGATATTTTTGTCTCTGATTTTAACCGTTTATAGGTTTCACTTATATGTTTAGCTTGATCTACAATTAATTTTTGTTCATCTCTATCTTTAGAATGTTTAAGTCTATCTCTTAATTCATTATTTAATTTATTTAATTGTTTCATTTTTACATCAGTATCATGTATAGAAGTTAAAATCATATCATATTTTTCCTTATAATTCTTATATAATTCTTCATTCACATTTTCCGATAATTTTTTTCTTAATTCTGTAATTGAAATATCTTTATCTACCGATTTTAATGCATCCCTTATAACTGCAAATAAACAATCTCCTCCCCCTTCATTATCCTCCAAATTATAATTATTACTTTTAAAATATTCTTGCACCCAAGGATTCGTATTATTTGATGTAAATTCACTTAATTCCTTCTCTACTTGTTTTGTGTCTTGAACTGGTAAATCATATTGTTTTTCTTCATCAATTTCTTCTTCTTTCACCATTTCCTCTTCTTCCTCTCCTTCTTCCTCTTCCTCTTCTTCTAGTTCCTTTTTTTCAGTAATTTCTTTACTATCTAATGATTCCTTGGACACTCTTTTATGCTCAACAGATTTAAGTAATTGAGTATCTACAAAATCAAATATTAACGGTTTGTCAATTAAATCTAAATCCAAATCATCATCTTCATCAATTACATTAGGTAATTGTGATTCCAATATTTCAAATACTCCTATCTGTTTAAAAACTCTGTCATTTTTAATTAAATAAATTGGATAAAAAATAACCCCTTGATCGACAAATGTATATTTGGATTGACCTAAAGCAATAATAACATCCGTTCCTAAAATATTATATTCATATTGAGTAGCATCATAATCTCTATCATCTAAATCTAATGTTTTAATTTCAGGATAATTAATACTAGAATTTAATATAGATTTAACCATTATAAATTAAATATATATTTAATATTTAAATTTTTTATGAATTAAAAAATAAAACGAATTTTGAAAAATAAGAATCATTTTTCAATTCAGTAATATAATGCCACATTCTCTTTCTATTATACACAATTTCATTATTTTCATCCATGGATTCAAATTGAATGATTAATTGAATCAATTCTTCTTTTTTTAGACGCGTCTTGGGAATCTTATAATAATTAGCTATATGTTGAAGCATTTTAACTGTATAATTTTCAAAATAATCAATATGCTGAGCCATTAAGTTATCCTCATCGAAAAATTGGAACTGTTCATGAAAATCCTTATCTTGAAAAAAATTTTCATTATTTAAAATACTATCTATATCTTTCATATCGTTGATATTCCCATTTTCTTCTATCTCATATTTTAAATTGTTTTCCGGTTTGGATTCCATCATTTATATATATTATTAATTTTATTTTTAATATATTTTTTTATTTTTCAATTAAAGATTTCATATCCATATGCTTGAATTTACATTTACTTGAAATACCTTTTGCCTCTTTAATATTAGTGCCACAAATATCTTTTACATAATTAATAAATTCACTCCATTTTTCATCTGATTTAATATTAACAATAGGAATATTGGATATAATTATGAATAAATTTTCACTAATTTCATCATGTTCCATTTTTTTACTTTCATCATGCATATTTGTTTTAATTCTTTGATACAATGAAAATACAATATTTTCTATCATTTCCAATTCTACAATCTTATTTTCAAACAAATTACATAAGAATAAACTCATTGCTCTTCGTTTATCATTAACAATATTTAAATCACAAAATTTATCATAATTTTCATTTGGGTCAGCTACCTCAATATTTTCAAATAAATTCATATAATCTTTTAAATTATTATCAATAATGGTTTTAATATAATCATATTTTTCTCTTAGACAACTGCAAAGTTTAGCATAAATTTTACTATTAAAACTATTAGAAGTTGCCATATCCAATATAGTCTTACCTATTTTATTAATATCTTCGGATTTGGTAACAGTCTCATCAAAAGAATCCAATTTTTCTGTCAACTTTTCAATAATAACTCCATATGTTTTTTCTGTGATTCTATTAATTAACGACCTGATTGAATCAATCTCTTTTTGAATTCCCTCCGACTTAATTAATTCCGTTTTTTGGAAATTTCTTATTGCCTCCCAATCTTCATCATTAATTACTTCCGGAACCTTCTTTTTCTTTTTATTAAATTGTTTAGTTGATGTATTATTAAACACAGGAGTTTTATCATAAGTAGGAGAGGCAACTTGGTCTGCTAATGAATTAATTAAAGCAATTGTTTCTGGAGTGACGGATTTATCTTTTAAACTCCAGCTAATATTTTCAATTTCCTTTAAAGTATAATACATAGTGGCCATTTGTATATTATAATATTATAAATATTTATATCAATTTTTTTATTATTTATTTATGAAGTGACTTAAATATTATTATTTAATTAGTTATATGGAGTTTCTAGAAGTAAATAATTGGGATGAATTAAATTTAAAAGAAGAATTATTAAGAGGTATATATAGTTATGGATTTGAGAATCCTAGTCCTATCCAATCAAAAGCAATAAATCCGATTACTCAAGGAAAAGATGTAATTGCTCAAGCTCAATCAGGGACAGGAAAGACAGGTGCGTTTTCAGTATCTTGTTTACAAAGGATAGATGAGAACAAAAAAGAGATACAAGCATTAATAATGGCACCTACTAGAGAATTAGCAATTCAAATTCATAAAGTAGCTTCCAGTTTAGGGGAATTTATAAATAAATTAGAAGTAAAATTAGTAATAGGTGGAAAAGCAATGGATTCTGATGTAAAAGAATTAGAAAGTAAGCCACAAATTATAGTAGGAACACCGGGAAGAGTTCATGATTTAATAAGAAGGAAAAAGATAAATACAAAGACAATTAAATTAATGATTTTAGACGAGGCCGATGAGATGTTATCGTCTGGATTTAAGGAACAAGTATATAATATATTCCAATATTTATCTAATGATGTTCAGTTGTGTTTATTTAGTGCAACCTTACCATTAGAGATACAGAATCTAACAGAGAAATTTATGCGTGATCCAGTAAAAATTTTAGTAAAAACGGAAGCAATTACATTGGAGGGAATTAAACAATATTTTGTGGCAGTAGAAAATGATAATGCTAAGTATGAGACATTAAAAGATTTATTTTCAGCATTAGCAGTGAGTCAATGTATTATTTATTGTAATAGTATTAAACGAGTATCAGATTTGGCAGAAGCATTACAGAAGGATGGGTTTCCAGTTTCAGCGATACATAGTGCTTTAGAAAGGGAGGAAAGGGAATCAGCTTATAGAGATTTTTGTAAAGGAACAACAAGAGTATTAATTTCAACAAATTTAACTGCAAGAGGAATAGATGTTCAGCAAGTAAGCAAAGTAATAAATTTTGATATTCCCAAAAATATTCACCAATATATTCATAGAATTGGTAGATCAGGAAGATGGGGAAGAAAAGGAATGGGAATAAATTTTGTAACACGAAGAGATATAAAAAAATTGAAAGAAATAGAACAATATTATGATACACAAATAGAAGAACTACCAATTAATTTTGAAAATAATGCGTAAATCATTCATTAATTAATTAAATAAATTTATTAATGAGTAGTGAATTTGAATTACCAATTTATTATTTAGAAAACAAAGAGAGATTAGATGAAAATATTAAAGAAGATTTAGAGTTTAACAAAGTAACGGATTCTAAGGAAGGAAGACCAAGTTTATTGGAAAAAATATATAAACCAAAATCAAAGATAGGAAGATTATTTTTACAGAAACAGGGAGAATATTTTACCAACAATAAATTATTTTTAAAACAAACGCAACAAATAATAAGCAATTTAAAAGCAAATGAATGTAATAATTATAACATTCAAAAATATGATGATTTTTATGATTTGTGGAATAAAATTAGACAAGATGAAAATTTTATAGATCGTTTTTATTACTGTGATGTTAATTTTTTTAAATTTTTAAATCATAATTCTTTTTTTCTTCAATTACTTAGTTTATATAACTTATTTTCACCTGTTTTATCTCTTTGTATTCCTATTTTAATGCTTATAGTGCCTTTTTTTATGTTAAAATTTTCTGGTGTTAAAATCACTTTGACCTCTTATTTGGAAGTGCTACAAAAAATATTTTCTAAACATGCCTTAGGTAATTTTTCAAATATAATGAAAGAAGTATCTTGGGAAAAAAGATTTTATGCTTTGATTTCAATAGGATTTTATTTATTTTCTATTTATCAAAATTCTCTCGTTTGTTACCGATTTTATCAAAATTTTAAACAAATTCATGATGACTTATTTTTATTAATGGATTATTTGAATATTTCCATTTCCAATATGAATGAATATAGTAAACTTATCTATAAGCATAATACTTATTCACCCTTTTTAAATTGTATGCAAGACTATAAACATAAACTAGAATCATTATTAGATAAATTAAATAAAATCAATAAATTTACTTTCTCTCATAAAAAGTTAAATGAAATAGGATATGTAATGAAATATTACTATGAAATTCATATTAATGAAGATATAAAGGATATCATGGAATATAGTTTCGGATTTAATGCCTATATGGAACATTTACAAGGCATAGAACAATTGCATAGAGAGAAATTAATAAAAAAATGCAAATTTGGAAGAAAGCTCAAATTTAAAAATATTTATAATGCCTATTTAATAGATAAAACTCCTGTTAAAAATAATATATCTTTTGATAAAAATATTATTGTAACTGGTCCTAATGCTTCAGGAAAAACTACTATATTAAAATCCATTTTATTTAATCTTATTTTCTCTCAATCTTATGGATTTGGTTTCTATGATAATGCCACTATTCCACTTTACAATAAAATTCATTGTTACTTAAATATTCCAGATACATCTGGAAGAGATAGTTTATTCCAAGCTGAGGCGAGAAGATGTAAAGAAATAATTGATTCTTTTAATAATAAAGAAAAACATTTTTGTATATTTGATGAATTATTTTCTGGGACCAACCCCAATGAAGCATGCTCTAGTTCATATGGTTTTATAAAATACATGTTAAATAAAAAAGTGGATTTTATTTTAACTACTCATTTACACGAACTTTGTTATAAATTAGATAATTCTCTCCAAAATTTAAATATGGAAGTTATTGAGGAAGAAGATTATAATTTTAAATATTCCTATCAAATAAAATATGGCATTTCTTCCATTAAAGGAGGAATAAAAGTATTAAAAGATTTAAATTTTCCCAACGAAATAATTCAAGATTCTCTATTATTTAGATCTAATTATTAAATTCGTTTGTAATTACTTAAATTTATATTTTAATTTATTAATAATGTATGAATTTTTAGCCCATCCTATAACCTTATTATGTTTAGGGACTATATTTATATTAGTCGCTTTATTATTTTTTTATTTTAAAAGAACATTTTCCTTATTAGAACATGCTCAAATGCAACAAGCAAGAATATTGCAACAATTTATTACTAATATGGAAATGTCTCAAATACAAAGAGGAGCTGCTATGCCTCCTTCTAATTTGAATCAAAATCAACCATTAATAAATGTAAGTGATGATGAAAAATCTCAAGGAGATTCTGGTTCAGATGAAGATACCGATGATGAATCCGAAGAGGAATCTGATGAAGATTCAAATGAATCTAATTCAGTGATAGATATTCATGCATCTGAAGAACTTGAAACTGATGAAAAAGATATAAAAGTGATTCATCTAGAAAATAGTCATTTAGAAGAAGTAGAAAATTTAGAAATAGAAGAATTAGAGAAAAGTGATGATGATGATGAAGATGATGATGATGATGATGATGATGATGATGATGAGGAAAGTAGAGATACTGAGGAACCAAAGGTAGTAGAATTATCAGAACCTTTAGAAAGTGTTAATTTAGATAAAATAGAAATAGAAGAAGTAGCTGTGGATTACAAGAATATGAATGTAAATGCTCTTAAAACAATTGCCAAGGAAAAAGGATTGATGAGCGACGGAGAGAAAAAGACAAAAAAAGAATTAATTAAATTGTTAGAAGAACATAAATAAATACATTTTCTCTGTTAGTATATATAAATGAGTTGGGGAACTTGTACTTCAGGATCAAATAATATTCATTTTGATTTTCCTCCCATAATGAGTGATGGAAGAAATTTCGCCAAATGGCAACCAGGAGCAGTTATCAATCAACAAATTAGACAAGAAAATAATATACAATCTAACTGGCAATATAGACAATTTTTAACTGAAAATGCTGACTCTATCATTAAAGCCAACCAAATAGAAGCTTGTGATAATTGTTGTTATTGTCCCGCTATGAAAGTTGGAGAACCTATTTCTAATTCTCCATTTTTATTTACATCTTGTATGGAAAAATCACAACCATATGGTTATGATGACAGTAACTTAAAGAATTTATATTTATCTTCTTACCAACTTCAATGTAGAATGGTAGCTCCTATTTTAACACAAGATCAATATTTAACACAAAAATATCCTAATCCTAATTAAATTTATTTAATTTATAATTAAGTAATTAAATAAATAACAATGATATAAGTAATGAATTTATTAAGTATTGATGTGGGAATAAAAAATTTGGCACTATGTTTAATACATCTTGATGAAACAAATAATTTTAAAATAGAAAAATGGGATGTAGTTAATTTATGTAAAGAAGTTAAACAAACATGTGAATGTGGTAAAAATGCCTGTTACATATTTAATAATAAATATTATTGTAAAAAACATGTAAATAACAGTAATAAACAGATATTATGTAAAGAATTAGAAGAAAATAAATTAAAGAAATTAAAAATAAAAGAGTTAAAAGAATTATTAAAAAAAGAAAATATAACTTTTCCTGAAGAAAAAAGTAAACCATTAATTATTGAATATTTAAAAACATATTTACCAGAAAATTTTTTGTTACCTTTTTCCAATAAAATAAAAACGAATGATCTTAGTTTAATTGAAATAGGTATAAATTTGAAACTGTTACTTGATCAATTATATAATAATATAAAGATAGATGTTGTTATAATAGAAAATCAAATTAGTCCCATTGCCAATAGAATGAAAACCCTACAGGGAATGATAGCGCAATATTTTATTATGAATAATGTTGTAAATATAGAATTTATTTCTGCAACTAATAAATTAAAAGATTTTACAAATAACAAAAATACAACTTATTCTGAAAGAAAAAAAAAAGGAATAGAAATATGTGAAGAAATATTAGTAAATAATGAATGTTTGAATAAAGATTTAGTAATGTTTATAGAAAGTAAAAAAAAGGATGATTTAGCTGATTGTTTTTTACAAGGCCTATGGTATTTAAAAGAGAATTTTAAAATAATATATAATTAATGTGTTTGATTTAAAATTAAAGTTTCTTATTTAATCATAATGGCAGAAATAATTGACATAAGTGAATTAGACACCGGTAAAACAATTAATATTAATAATTCCATTGGTGATATAGAAGAAATTAATGTAGGAGGGAACAGATCGTCTAATTTTGGAACGGGTATCGAACTTTTAATGAATGATAAAAAAAGGAATTCTGGAAATTCAGGAGGTTTGTCTTCGGATATAAATATTGATGATTTAAATAATTTAGAAGACGAATTAAATGATTTGACATTACCGAAAAAATCAATGAAAGATGCAAGATCAGACCTATTTTCTGGAAATTTTAAATTGAAAGGTGATGATGACAATTTATCTTTACCTGATGAATCAAATACGACTCCTCCTGCCGAACCTATTAATTTAGGACAATCTACCAAAGACCAAAGTGAAGAAGAAAAGAAAACTTGGGATGGTTTTGGAAAGTTTAATAATATTCCTATTAATCCAGAAGTTTCAAAGGCACATGTAGAACCTCAAATGTCCAAAGAAGATATGTTAAAGGAAAAATTTAAATATTTACAAAAGCTTGAAGATCTTGAGAAGAAAGGAGTAAAGCTTACTAAAAAATATGATATGGAATCTAATTTAATGGAAATGAAAGGTGAATATGAAACCATTGTTGCTGAGAAAGAAAAAAAGAATTCCGTTAAATTTCAAGGAAAAATGTTAATGGCCTGTATTACTGGTATTGAGTTTTTGAATAATAGATTTGATCCTTTTGATGTTAAACTAGATGGTTGGTCTGAACAAATTAATGAAAATATTGATGATTATGATGAAATCTTTTCTGAGTTACATGAAAAATATAAATCTAAGGCATCTATGGCTCCTGAATTGAAACTTCTTTTCCAATTAGGTGGTAGTGCATTAATGGTTCATATGACTAATAGTATGTTTAAATCAGCTATGCCAGGCATGGATGATATTATGAGACAAAATCCAGATTTAATGCAACAATTTACCCAAGCTGCTGTAAACACCATGGGACAATCTAATCCTGGATTAGGTGGTTTAATGGGCTCTATGATGGGAGCTGGTGCAGCACCTAATATGCCAAGACAACAACCTGAGTTTTCACCAATGAATAATGGACCTCCTCCTGCTCCTATTGCAACCCAAGGTCCTAATTCAGCTCCTCCACCAGTTAGACCTGGATATGTTCCTCTTTCTAATAGACCAGATATAAATGCTAGTAGAGAAATTCCTGCTGCTGAAAGAAGTAGACGACCTGAAATGAAGGGTCCTTCTGACATTTCTAATTTGCTTTCAGGATTAAAGGTTAAAAAGACAAATGTTAATATTCAAAATGATAATGACGAAAAAGGTAGCACAATTAGTATTAGTGAACTAAAAGAAATGCAAAATGATAATGTTCCGGTTCGTTCTAAACGCCGTAAATCTGAACGCAATACCGTCTCTTTAGACATTTAAATAAATAATTAATTATATTATTTTTAGTTATTTATTTTTTACTTTTTTTTGATTTCTTTTTTTTACAAC